TTTCTTAAAAGGGTTTAAAAAGGGGTTTGATGGAACAATAGACTCTGGTAAGAAAGTAGTAGAATTAGGTCGATTACTTGCTCCCCTTGTAGGTGCTGGAAGAGAAGCAAATATGAGTTATTTGAATTCCAGTAAGAAACGATTTTATTAATTTTGGGGAATAAATGATATAAAGATAAGAATATATAAGATTGTATAAGAATAACATAATTAATATGCCTAAAATCCCAATTGATTATTCAAATACAATTATTTACAAAATAGAACATATTGAAGACGAAACGTTAGTGTATGTAGGACACACGACAAATTTTGATAAACGAAAATGTCAACACAAAACAAAATGTAATAACATTAAAGAAAAGAACCATAATTTGAAAGTGTATAAAATGATAAGAGAAAACGGTGGTTGGGATTCATTTAAAATGTTAGAAATTGAAAAGTATCCTTGTAATGATAGACGAGAAGCTGAAAAACGTGAAAATGATACTATGAAAGAACTTAAATCAAGTATGAATACAAGAAATAGTTTTTTAAGCGAAGAAGACAAAAAAGGATATTACCTGAGAAACATAGAAATGATAAAAGAAAAACGCAAAGAATACAGAGAACGCAACAAAGAAAAGTCAAAGGAATACCGTGAAAGAAACAAAGAATATTATAAAAAATACAACAAAGAATACCGAGAACAAAATAGAGATAAAGCAAAGGAATACCGAGAACAAAACAAAGAATATTTTAAAAAACACAAGGAAAATAATAAAGAAAAGATAATTGAATACAGGAAAGAATACTATAAAAAGAATAAAGAAAGAATATACGAAAGAAGAAGGGAAACTCTTGAACGAAACAAGGGAGATATTTAAATTCTACACAATTTCAGGTACATATATTAAAATGTTTCATTAATATTATAATGAATAAACAATATAACAATCGTCTCAAAGATATTTTTAGAAAACTAGCATTCAATAAGAAAAAATCCATAGTAGGTAGTGCGAAGTCCAATCTATTCTTCGGTGATTATGATTTAAATTCTGTATTGAATTACAGAGGAAAAAACGCAGAAACAAAGATATATAATGAGTTTAAGAAGATATTTAATTTTGTTGAATCCAATGATAACATTTGGATAACGGACCTTAAAGTGGGTGAAGATGAAACTGGGATGCCTTTGAGATGGAACAAGAACAATCTCACTAAGAACATCAATAAGAAATATTCTTTTCAAGAAGCATTACAACAAAAATCAACCATCAAGATAGACGTAACCGTATTATTAGATGGTAAATTTGTGGAAATCACAGACAACTATTTCTTCTGTTTTGATGAATATTGTACGTTTGATGACATTACAAAAGACGATATGATGGAAGACCTCAAAGGTAAATATATGGAATATTTAGAAAAGAAAGCATACATCAAGTCTTTGAAGAGATTGAAGAGTATCTTACAATTGGATAGAAACAAAAACAAAAAAGAGTTAGAACTACTGAATAACTTTTTTAATGGTAAAATTGGTTATTTATATACCTTATGGAGTGAAATTAGTGTAATCTCTCAATTGATTGAATTGAAAAAGAAGGTTAAGGATGAAGATATATATAATGCTATACAAAGAATCAAAGAAGACCTATCGTTCTTTCCAATACAGAATGTATTTGTGAAAATCAACCGACCCACTAAAAAGGGGTTATTTAAAATTCTCGAAAAACAAAATCAATACATTAATGAATACATCAATAAGGAAGTTTGTAAGTTTATCAAAAAGAGTAAGTTATAGGGCAAATAATTTTGAAGGGTTTAGACTCAATTCTTTATAAATAAAATCTCATAGACCCTTCATACCCTTTTAAAAGGGGGGATAAGAAAATACAAAAAAAGGTGAAGGGTCTAGACACTTTTCTTTATAAATAAAATCTCATAGACCCTTCATACCCTTTTAAAAGGGGGGATTAGTAAAATACAAAAAAAGGTGAAGGGTCTAGACACTTTTGATTATAGATAAAATCTCATAGACCCTTCAAGAATTTTACTAATATAATATGGCATAATTAAATATTTTATTTGAGGTTCAATACCATAAATAAAATGTTTATATACATTAATGGATACATTAGATAAAAAAGAAGAAAAAGACGAACCCAAACAAGAAGAAAAGAAGGAAGTCAAAAAGAAAATTGGACGACCTCCTCTTGTCAAATCAAACACAGCAAAATTCAAAAAAGAAATAAAGAACGTTATAATTGATTTTTTTTAAGTTTATTCTATATTTTTTTTATATCTATTATAATTAAAGAAATGAGTTTCAATTTAGAGTCAGTTGGCAAACAAATAGCAGTTATTAAAAACAAAGAGAATTCAAAAGCAAAAGATAGAAAGGTGTTCTTATCCAGTGAGGACGAAGCAAAAAACAACTACGACAGGTTAGAGACAAAAGGAAACGAGTATTTTCAAGTTGTAAAAGACCCAGATTCAGAGCGAATATGTCTTTATATTGTAGGAGCATCAGGAAGCGGTAAGTCATTTTGGACTACTCAATTTGTAAAACAATTTAAGACAACGAATAAAAATAGAAAGATATATTTGATTTCTCCTATCACCGATGATAAAAACATTAATAGTTTGAAACCTACAAGGTTGAACCCTGAAAGTGATAATTTCATTCAAGACCCTCCCGAAGTAGAGGATTTTAGTAATTCCATCTTAATATGTGATGATATTGAGGCGTACACTAATAAACACACTGTATTAAGGATTATGAATTTAATCAATTCTATACTGACAACCGGTAGGCATCATAATGTATCCCTTCTTTTTCTAATCCATTCACCGACACAAGGTAATATGACAAAACTCTTATTGTTAGAATCTCACGGCGTGGTAATCTTCCCTCAAAATATGACCGGTAAAGGTTCAAAATATCTATTGGATACGTATTTAGGTTTAGACAAAGACCAAATCAAAAAGATTAAACAAATGAAAAGTAGAGCGATTACCATTATGAAGACGTATCCTATGACCTTGATAGCAGAAAACGAGATTGTCAATTTGAAAGATTTTTGATAATTAAGGTTTATAATTTTAAAAAAAATATAAGATTATAGTATATTTAAATGAGTTCATTATTACAACAAATCAAAAGTTTAGATGCTAACAAACAAAATTCACTAACAGCTGGAACAAATATAACCATAGACGCTAATAATGTGATTAGTTCAACAGGAGGAACAGGAGGGGGTGAGGTGACACAGGCAGACTTGGACTTAAAGCAAGATGTTATCACAACAGCAACCGATATAAGTTGTAATACACTTGATACAGTAGGAAATGTATCTATTGGTGGCGTTATAACAGCACCCAATCAACCATCGTTTAATGTTATCCCATCTCAGACCTCTACTATTACGGGGACGGACGCTGGGACGTCTTTACCATACGACACGATAGTTCACGATAGTGTGAATGGATACAATACAACCACATTTGAATATACCATTCAAGTAGCGGGAGATTACTTGTTTTATTATTCTTGTAGTGTTTCTGCTGGAAATCAATATGCTACCAGTTTAAGAAAAAATAATGTGTTGATAGAAAGGTGTTTAGTTAGAGATACTTCTCTTATAACACAAGATTTTGAAACAATAGGAGGTAAGGGACTGGTAATTAATAGATGTGCTGTGGGGGACAAACTTAGAGTGAGTTGTAATGGTAATGGTAGGGCGTGCACTCTCGATGCTCCTTCTTTTGGACCAGTAAATTCTTTTGGTGGATTTTTAATTGGTTAAAATAAAATATTTAGTTATAGTATATGGATTATTCAAAAATATTGTTGAAATATTATATCCAATATACTTGGAGATGTGGAGAAACTTATGAAACGCTTGTATGGTTAGATGATACCATATCCAAACCAACCGAAGAAGAATTAGAAAGTTTATGGATAGAACTCTTGAAGGACGATATGAGAAAAGAACGTAATAAGTTATTAAAGGATAGTGATTATAGGGTTTTACCTGATTATCCAGCAGTCAATAAAGAAGAATGGGTATCAT